CGAATAATATTAAACCCTCATGGACGAGGGATTTGTACAAAACATATTGAGCCAGTATTGTTTGTACAAAGAAGATGCGCTACTTTGTAAATCCTCTACCGCTTGTGATGAGCGGGTTTTTTAAAGCGCAATCGCTAATTGTGTTTTATAAAACTAACCAACCGGAGAGCAAACATAGAATTTATGAATCATGTTGAAAGCGTTGGCGACACAGCTAACGCTTTTTACGAATCGCAACAATAAGAAAATAACTAAATGGAGAATAAAAAAATGGCAAAAGCTTTTAGCAGGTCAATAGCAATGATGAGCGCAATAATGGCAATAAACGCTAGATCAACAGCGTTTAATGTAGTTGAAACTCAAAATAATTTAGCTGGAGTTGGTGTTTATAGATCACGCGGCAAATCTGGAAAGACCGCGAGAAATAAAACGCCTGCTCACATGGCTAATGTCAGGTCATCACGCACAGCTCGCAATGTAGCTAAACGAAAATAACCATGGGTAATAAATGAAAATTGAAATAAAAAATAGATTTACCGGTGCTGTTATTTTCAGTCATGACGTTGTAAAAAATACGATTGCTTTAGCGCTGAAAGCGGCTTTTGAAGTAAACGCCGATCTTCTGGGTGCCGATCTTCGGGGTGCCGATCTTCGGGGGGCTAATCTTCGGGGTGCCGATCTTGGGTGTGCCGATCTTCGGGGTGCCGATCTTGGGTGTGTCAATCTTCGGGGTGCCGATCTTCGGGGTGCCGATCTTCGGGGTGCTAATCTTCGGGGTGCCGATCTTGGGTGTGCCGATCTTTGGGGCGCCGATCTTCGGGGGGCCAATCTTCGGGGGGCCGATCTTCGGGGTGCCGATCTTCGGGGTGCCATTGGCAATATGTCGGTAATTTTTTCGATGCAAATAGAAACCTATCCTATCACTTTCACTTGTGAAATTTTGCAAATTGGATGCAAGAGACACACACATAAAGAATGGATGGATTTTGACGATGAAACAATAAAGAACATGGATTCATCTGCCCTTGAATTTTGGAAAAAATACAAAGATTTTATTTTTATGGCTATTGAGTTGAGGCTTGGAAAATGACTGACTATAAACGACGTATGCGCGAAATAGATGCACAAGTCGCACTCGATTACCTGCTTGCAAAAGCCGTCATTGCTGCACTGGCCTTTATCGGTATCGCGCTTATGTTTGCTGCGCTATCGGTTGCCAACGCTGCGACTAAAGAAGTGTCACAGTTGCGCTTGGAATTGGTGCAGAACTTGGCTATCTCTCCGGATGCTGCGGATTATATGCACAAGCAAGGCTCGGGTATTGTTTTTGACGATGTCGATTGAATAACTAACATTTTGAACCCAGCGCCGGGGGGATATACGGTGATGCTGCTTGTGATGCACTAATCACATGATGTTTAATGTTAGAGTTCTCTCGTCAGCCTATCTAACGATTATTCTACGCTGATTATAGCCCTCACGCATATTTCAGGCCAGGAACGGAACTGGATGACACGCCGGAAAGACGGCGATTTATTCGCATGAGCATTGGGGCAACGAGCCGGTAAGTGGATTGCAATTCCCGCCGTAATGCTCAGCCGAATAAACAACATTAGCAGTTACACACATTTTTCTTGTGTTCCGAACTGCCGCGCCGCTGAGAGTCGGCATTTATTTAATTTTAGGGGGATTTATGAGCATAAAACAATTTACAGCCGAGTGTCACCGGCTTGAGCTTGACGGCTGGACAGTGGACACGTATCTACCACACGCAAAATTTGCGATTTACAGGAAAGATGGACGGTCACAAACGATAGGGGTTAAAAAGTGATTAGGTGGATTATGGTTACATTGGCACGCATCGACTTTGACCGGGGACGCGCACCAAGGTTACAAAACAAATATTACATTGAGAAATACGGCCAATGCTACGCACAAGCAGAGGCCAGCGGCCATTATACCGGGGGATAAAAATATGAACAAAAGCGAAAGTATAAAAGAACTTGCTTCGGCATTAAGCAAGGCACAAGGTGAATTTGAACATGCAAAGAAAGACGTAAATAACCCATTTTATAAAAGCAAATATGCAGACCTTGCAAACTGTATCGATGCTGCAAAAGCACCATTATCTATGAATGGTCTTTCGGTTGTTCAGGTTCTCGACATAAACGATTCTTTAGGAGTTGTTTTAGAAACCATGCTAATGCACACGTCTGGAGAGTGGATTAGCGGAAAATACCCAATATCCCCATTAAAAAATGACCCACAAGCATTTGGAAGCTGCATTCAATATGCAAGAAGATATGCATTTAGTGCTATGACCGGGATTGCTGCGGACGATGACGACGGCAATGCAGCATCACAACCAAGCACAAAACAACATCCCATTCAACATCCTGTTGTTGACTATAAATCGGCTATCGACTCGGCAAAAAACATTAACGAGTTGCGCGCATTATTTCCGACATTTCCACAGCATTTGAAAAAAGAACTTACTGAAATCGCCACCTCAAAAAGCAAGACATTTGCACAACAAAAAGAGGCCGCATAAATGAGCGCATTAAAAATTGATCCAGAAACCGGCGAGATATTGCCGCAAAACATCATGGCTAAAACAGAAACTGCCCCAGCCATCATAATTCATATTTCAGACGTGGAAAAATATCACGCTGAGCCTGAAAAACTGGCCGATATGATAAGCGCCCAGGCTGGCTTTATGGTGTTCGACGTGAGCAATGACAAAGGCCGAAAGGCGTGCGCTTCGCACTCAATGAGCATTATTAAGTGCATCACACCCGCTAATAACGCATCGATTGCCTTGGCTGCGGAGGCGAAAAAGGTTATCAACAAAGACATCTATTTTAGAAAAACTTTTGAGTCATGCTTAAGAGAGGTTGCCGCTTATCACCGAAAACCTTTGACTGAGTACGAGACCGAGCAAAAGCGCATAAAAGACGAGCAGGACGAGCGCGAAAGACTGAGATTAGAAGAGGCCAATTATTTGATAGATTGGGATGATGCGCTAAACCTCGATGAACTGTTTGTGCTGAGAAAGGCGAAGGCCGAAGCGGATCGCATCGAATCTAAAAGATTGAAAGCGATTGAAGATAAGCGCCTGTTTCATGAAGCCGTTATCAAGCAAGCTGAAACTTTGCGCCTGCAGATCGAATCGGAAGCCAAGAGCAAAGCAGAGGCCGAACAAGCCGCGAAACTTGAAGCTGAACGGGCAAAGGTGCGTGCCGAAGAACTAGCCAAGATTAACGAAGAAATGCGGTTAAGACAAGTTGAATTTGATAAAAAGCAGCAATTAGACAGGGAATGGGATGCCGAGCAAAGCCGCATCAAGGCCGGAGATTATGCGTCTAAATCAGGGCCAGAACAAACGCCATACATGCCGCCAAAAGTTGAAATATTAGTCGATATGGCATTGCCAGGCTCAGAAAGAACTGTAGAACTTGAAATGGTCACTATCCCCAAGGCTGAATTTGAGGAAATGAAAAAGCGCGTTGATTGGCTAGAATTTCTTGAAGTGCATGGTGTTGATGCTTGGTCTGGCTATAGCGAAACAGAAGCCAATTTTTTACTAAAAGACTGCCCATTTTAAGAGGTCATAAAATGAACCTCACCGACGAACAATGCGAAGCGTACCGGAACATGAATTTATCAGGCAATAATGTAGTTAGAGCGATTTATATAGACGGCATAACAGAAGGTTATGCCCAGGCGCTTATTGCTGTGCTGGACTCAACTAAAAACTTAATGCAGGCAGATAAAAAATGATGCGAACGATTGATTATTTTATGCAGTTGACCGGGTTCAAAGTCGAATTTGCACGAAAGATGCTTAAAAAAGCAGAGGTAAAATCTACCCGTAGAGGAAACCTTCCAGCGCTTTATTCTCGCGCTGAGCTGGATGTATTGGCCGCCAAACTGCTTATCAAGATGACCCCTCCCAAGGCGAATGAATGGAGTCGGCGCGACATTTGCAGGCATTTAGGCATAAGCCGATTTAGACTCAACAAAATAACCCTGCTCGATTCATTTCCAAAGCCGCACCGGGTTTTTATGCCCATGACCGACGGAAACCACATTGAATTATGGGATGCTGACATAATCAGGAAAATCGATATTAACTCAGTAGTCAATGCCCTGCAAAGAACACGCCAAACCGCTGACCGTGACATCGATGTTAAGCCGTTTGTTTTTAATCTATCAACAAACTTGATGTTGCAATTCAACAGGGGGGATTATGCGCCCAGATGAACTGTCATTTTTAACCAACGCCAGGCAAGCGCCAAGGTTTTCCAAGCTAGGTGTATCGATGTCTGTATCAATACGCCTAGAGCCTGACGCAGACGAGGAGCCTGATAAAACACAGCGCTGCTATAAATGCCTTGAGGTTAAATCATTGGATATGTTTCACAAGGCTAATCACAGGAATTTAGGCGTTAGTAGTGAGTGTAAAGAGTGCAAAAAGCTACGTGACCGGCTGGCCTACGCTGCTAATCCTGCAAAACATATTGCACGCTGCATAAAATGGCAAAAGGCTAATCCCGAAGCGTTTAGACGCTCAAAACAACGACTACCCAAAGGAGCATAAAATGAACAAAGAAGAAGAATTAACGCACCTGCACACCCAGGCTATTTACCTGCGAAAGCTGCTTGAAAATGTGAAAAGTGAAATAGCGGAACTGACCAAGCCGGATGAATATGCCGAGCTTAAAGCTGCTTATGCTGCCGGTAAGCGGATCGCACGTAAGCATAAGGATCATTCAGTCCAGTTTTGGGTTATTTGCGTAGAAGAGCCAGCCTGGTCATATAATTACGATTATAAAATTATTGAGGATGATGAAATAGACAATATTGTTATACACCTTCAGAAGCTAAATCAAAGGGTTGAGGTAAGATTCACAAAATCAGGATTGACCGGAGAAACTACGGCGGAGGTTATTAAAAATGTCAGTTGAATGGGTTCCTATAAATCAATTTTCAATCGAGTCCGGCATTAGTAAATCCAGACAACGCCACCAGCTCACCATCAACCCGGCATTTGTCCCAACGCAATAACTGCTGCCTCGCCTCTTTCCAGTTTCCAGCATCGACCGATTTTTTCAGCGTTGATGACTGGTAACTAGATCGCCCCAGGTTAAAACAGAATGATGCCAGTGCCGATAGTCCATACTCCAGCCGGACATTGGTACGCCGTAAGCCGCATCCCCTCGAATTTGATTAGCAACTCAACTAATTTTTCCAGTGTACTCATTATTTTTTACCAAAAAGCTGAGGTATTTTTACGTAAAACAGCATAATAAATGGCGTGTAAATTGCCCATAAAATGATGTTGGCAATAAATTTTTTCATGGTGTAAAGCGCATAAAAGGACTTGGGCTGAACACGTGCATTGCAGAGCCTGTACCCTTGCCTGTCCAGCTCCATAGTTTCCAGCCTAAATTTATCCTGATGCACTTATCCGGCCACCGTTTAAACTGCCTAATGTAATACCACTGGAAGGCAATTATTTTGTTATCGCGCTTTAAATAGCGCCTAACTAAGCCAGATTTTCCTGGAGGCCCATTACTTACTGCCGCGTCACCCTCAACAAACAACGAGTCGCATAAAACCCAATACGGTACGCCCATTACGCTTCCACTAAATCCGTACAGAGAGTTGCGCCATAGCCAATGACAGCGATTGATATACCGCCGATAGCGGTTAGATTCATTGATGTACGGCCTCGATTCTGTTTTCCAGCCGCTATCCCCGTCTAGCGTATTATCTGATGTGTCAAACCATGACAACCACGCTGGAAGATTATTATTGTTAGTTACCAACAAAACAAGCAACGGAGTCAGCGGCCAGGCAATAAAATATTTTGCAAATAGGCCGACGAAGGTTAGTAGCCAGTATTTTATATAGATCATATCAACCTCTCAGAGTATAGTTTTGTGTCACGCCGTCATGCGTCCACACGGCCTGTTTTATGCCTAGGCCGAATAAAACCTTATCCAGTGCTTTAACGTCGCGCCAGCGGATGCCACTTGACCTCATGCCGTGAATGGTTACGACGTGATGCCGGATAACGCCGACGGTGATGAATTTATATTTTGATGATGCTGCGTAACTGTCACCAGGAGCATACACTCGCAGGATGCCGACCATCCAACCGGTAAGCCGCCACCAGCAAATCCAGGTTAGCGGCTGAAAGTGTGCCGTGGTCATTTAATGTAGCCGTGGGCCGTCATCCAGCCAAGCAGACCGACGATACTTAGCCCCACCGCCCAAAAAAACTTATTGGTGACAGACTTGCCCACATCCGCGTAAAAGTCCTCACGCGCGAGCTGTACGGCTTTTTTTGCTATCTCAATAATTTGCGACTCGGAAAGCTCATGTTTATCGTAGCGTGGGCAGGTTTCAAATTGCGTTAATCTGCGTTCAGTCATTTGTTAGCCGCCTTGCCAAAATTAAACCCGACTGTATGCAGAATATGACCGATAATCGGCGTTGATTCCGGCACCACTGAGGCCAGAGCCGCACAGAATCCGCAGACTGTAGGAATAAGAATTGTTAGCTGTCCTATACTGCCGTTAATTGTTGTGAGCAAGTCCACAATGTTCATTTTTTTAGTTCCGTGGGGTTAGTGCTATCAATAATAGCTTCAAGGTCAATGGCGTAGGTCGTGATAAGCCGTTGCCGGTCAAAGAGTTTTTGATACGTTACCTTGTCCAAACAAGCCAATTCCTGTGCCGTGATTTTTGGCAATATCGGCCTAGCGTCGTGACTGAGCGGAGTGGTAACGTATTCGGTTTTTATGATTTCCGGCGTACAAGACACCAGCATTAAGGTCAGTAAAAAGAATTTCATGTCAAAACCCGTCCGTGTCGAATTGGTCACGCTTTCCAACGTCGATGTCGGCCTGCTCGGTGCGTTGCTGCACGTAGGCGCGTTGCCGTGCCGAGTCTCGCGCTTCGGCGGTTTGCGATAGCTGGTCGATTGCTGCCTTGGCTGATAGCGCCGACGCTGTTGCTGCTTGTGCTTTGATACGCTCAGTCGTGGCAATGCTTGCGTTAATCTTGCCCCAGGCAAATAGGCCAAGGATGGCAAGCATAAAGGCTAGTAAGATGTAGATTTCTATCATTACTGCATGGCTCCTTGGCTTGTTATTTGTGAGTAACCAACCGAAGGAAAAGCGCCAAAAGTCGCGCTTCCTGATGCGTTCATCGCCTGCAAGGTAATTAGGTTACTAGCTGCTGGGGGCTGTATCAGTCTTTCAATGTAGGTTACTCTTCCATTGAAAGCCCCCCGCGCAACAACTGATCCCGCGGAGTAGTTAGTACCATCCGTTAGTCTAAAAGTGGTATCTCCTAAGGTTTGATCTATCCAGGCAGACACCATAACAACAGTTGTTCCTTCGTTTGTATTAGCAGAGGCAATAGTAAAATCCGTATTAGTAAATGATGCAGCTATAGCCGTTGCACTTGCAAAATATTGATCTACAAGCTTTATAATTGAGTCAGTGCTACTTTGTGCTTTTGAGCTGCACTCTATTGAGATAACTTTGGGCTTCTTAGCTGCTACCCCGTAAAACTCAAAAATACCATATTTACCGATATATGACAAAGCCCTGGGGTCTAAATAATCAACTAAGGTTATTCCATCCACTTGTACAACAACTCGCCCCGTTCTTTTGTTAAAAAACAGCTCGAAAGTTCTTGTCGCTCCTAGGAAAGCCATTGGCGCAGTTATATTTCCGTTTGTGCCGGTGATTGCCGCCGCTGCGCCGCCATAGCCGTAACTTGCTATTGTTTTTATTTCAGCACTGCCAGACCAGCAAGAAAATACAGCATGTACTCCGGCCTCGGGGCTACCAGTACCGCTAATACCCGGAAATGTTCCATCTTGACGCGGGATAACCATTGCAAAGGCTCCGCGACAGTCTGAATCAAACTGTACAACAGCCTTCATGTACTGAATGGTATCGTCAGCTTCAAGCACCACGTAAGCAGCATTAATAGCATCTGTACAAACCAATTTACCGCTTGCTACCGATACAGAAGAGTCATTAACAATATTATTAAGCTTACCGGCAGTAGCGTAGACTAGCGATCCATCAGATATAGTAGCTGGGTTTATTGCAGACTTGGATAGATCAGTAATAGCTTGCCGGCCATCACCATTGACATTATACAAAGATCCATCCGACAACTGATACACCCCTGTTACACCTGCGGGTATGTCGGCTAGGGTGTTTACATTCGTAATGTCAGTGGATTTTGCTTTCGATGCGGGTTTAACAATGTCGCTGTATTCGGTCATGATTCGTCCTATATGATATTAGCGAAAAATACAGCCGCGTCGGGGTTGTTGGTGATAAATTCATTCGCCTCTATCCCGGCCTGAATGGTTATTTTCTCAATCAGAAAATCACGGATCAATTCCAGCGCCGCATGGTCGCTATTGCTGAGCGATGTAGCAATGGTCTGTTTTTGCTGTATTGTCAGTAAATTATAACCTAAATCTAAATCATTATCGCTTAGATTCTGCCACTTTTTGGCAACTATTTGGCTGATAAGTTTTTGCCTGAGATATGCAATTTGTTGAAGTGTCATAATTCAGATTCGGCCGTAAAGTTACATATAATTATCTGCCCAGAAATCCAGGGTGCGCCATCTGATTTAATCTCTTGTATTCCTAGTTTATTGGGGTTATTTACAGTATTAGTGGTTATTGGATTAACCCCGGTATTTGCAATAGATGCGCCGTTCGGACTTCCCGCAAGATTATATAAAGTGACTGTAGGCGCTGTTCTCATCGGTACAAGAAAATTTCTTCCGCCCCAGGCCGTAGTTGCGCTAATTGCTGTAAAACTCCACATTCCATCCTGTGTCGCTGCAATAGGGTAGATTGATTGGCAATAATATCGCAAGCATTGCTCAAGTTCTTTATTGTAATCCCTATATTCAAAATTAGTCGAAGCACCTCCACTTTCAAGCTGTGCATTACTAAGCGTCCCAGAATTAAACTCGACCGATATGGTTTCCCCAGGAGTCTGTCCGGTTATTATTATCGGACTTGCTGCATATGCGCCAGCTGGGGTTGCCGAGTTTACAGAATATCTAGCTTGAGCAGTCCCCACCCAAGAAAGAACATAACTAGAAGATTGTACGTTCTTGTCCTCAACCACTTGGATTAATGTTTTTGCAGCTGCTATGGTTATTTGCGTATTACTTTTAAGTTGGGTAAATGAATAATCTCCGCCGCCCGCCCCAGCTTTCCAGCGGTCATGTCCGTACACGCCAGAAGCTAATGCTGAGGCAGATATATAGGCACGTTGATTAACTGTAAATCCTGGATTAATTAGCAAATTATAGTTTACTCTACGCGCTAACATCTGAGCATATTCAGCGTATTCACCGCTAGTTATTGCTGCCGCCGCACCCGTATGCTTAAATCCGCCCATAGGCAAGTTTGCCAATATAGGAGTTTGACCGTCATTAGATATAGACTGAGTTATCCCGTTGTTAATATCAGTTATGATGTTGTTAAATTTGGTCGATTCAATTAGCGTATTGGCAACCGCTGGAAATGATGATCCCGGAGATGATTGTACGCCGCTTCCGTTTCTCATATTATTTTTGCTCCTTATTCATTTTGTGCCCCTGCCAGTGATTTTTGGGTTAATTGTCTAATGATCTCTTGAATGTTTGAATTGCCCTGTGGTGCGGCTAAACGCTTGTTGTATGCATCTATTAAAGGTTGTAATTTATCAGGGTTCAGCATGGCTTCATCAATCTTTCTTGCGCCCCTGGTTACGCCTATAGCATGTGCAATTTGTAGCGCTTTGTATGGTATTCCGCCACCTGTTCCATTTAGCAATCCTGACTTAGCAACGCTTATAGCGAACGGTACTGTCTGAGAGCCTGACGTTGCCATTCCTCCTGACTTGGCCTGCTCTATGGCGTTGATAGTTTTCACGACATCATCAACTTTGCTTCTCGCGCCGTCGTCTATCGTACTAACATAGCCTTTTTTCCCAAGGTTTTTATAGGTTTCATCGGCTACGGCTTTTCGTAATGCTCTGGCCGTCAGTTGCGGAGTTTCCGTTCCATAGATCGGTTTACTTAAAGCGAATTTGTCGATAATGTCCTGGAAAGCCCGGCCTTGCGCCACCGGCTGTATTTTCTCCGCATACTTTTTATTATAAGCGTCCCACTTGCCGCCCGACGCATCATTGAGGCTGTCATCAACATTGCGCATAATCTCGTAAGCTGTGCGCCTGTCACTTTTAGCCGCGTTGGTTAGTTCGTCAGGGGATAATGTTTTTAGATTAAGGCTGTCGGCCAATTCCTTTTTAAGCGTGTATAGGTCTGCCGGATGCGCCGCAGAATTTCCCGCGTCATCTAATATCAGAGCAGCTTTTGCTCTATTAATTAAAGGCACACCCTTGCTCGCCCTGAACCCTGGCTCATCTGCTTTAGTAACCACATAATTAAGCATTTTCTGCTGGTATGTGGGGTTGGACAGAGCAGCATTAAAAGCATCCTCTCGCATCGGAGAGGTAATGGCGTTTACTGCATCCTGAGCAGTATTCGCCGCCTGCTCTGGAAGCGCCATTTTTTCAAGCGTTTCATAGCTGGCTTTCGCGTTGGCATTGTCGCGGTTAAAAAACCCCTCGGGGCTCCTCAGTCTCGCATTCATTTCAAGCTTTAAAAGTGCTGTTCTGGCATCATCAGGCAAAGACTCGTCCAGGTGCGCCAACATTGCCGCTGTCGGTGTCGCTCCTTCGTTTTTAAAAAGCACCGGCGTGGCGGGGCCGATCATGGTATCTGGCTGCACATTTGACCGGGTAGGCATGTGCAAAGCGCCCACACCATCACCTGACAATTCCGCAATAATTTTATTTACCGCGTTTCGCTGTGGCGTAAATATTGGCGATACAGCGTCATAAGCTTTTTTTACGCCGGGTATCAATGCCCCGCCTGCTGCTGTTAGTGCTGTAGTGGCCCCAGCATTTGACAGGCGGTCGCCAATATCGCCCTCGGTAGTCGCGCCAGATAGTCCCCCAGACATTAACGCGGTTTTAACAATCCCACCGCCAGGCAATGCCATATAAGGCGTAGTTGCCCCAACAAACTTGCCGATCTCTCCAGCCGCGCCCTGTGCCTTATCAAGTCCTGCCTTGCTTTTTTCTTTAAGCCATTGATGTGCTGCGTTTTCCGGCAATAAGTCGGCCAAGCCAGATCCAGCCTTAAGCACTTCGCCACCCACACCACTCAAAAATCGGTTTACCGGAGGCAATTCTTTTTGTGTAGCCTTCCACTCCGCATAATCCAGCGGCTTTTCTTTTTGCGCTTTCCAGTCTGCGTAACTTAATGGCTCGCTCATTTTTTATGGCCTCTCAGATACTCTTGATAAGCTGGGTCGTCTGCGCCTGTGTCGGCTTGCTTTGCTCGCTCTTTTGCAATATCAGCATCCAATAATTTCTGATCTTCGGGAGATAGTTGCCCCTTAATATCGACGTTTATTCTCCCATCGCTAAACTTATTTTTACTATCTGTATAATCGACAACATTAAACCCTGCGTTTTCGTAAGATTTTAAATATTCGTTTTGTTTATTGCGCAATAAAGCATCGATACCTTTTAACTTTTCTTTGGCGACTTCTGGTAGGTCATTTAACTTCGGCAACATCTTTTCATATTTTATTTCATCCTCTTTTCGCAGTACGCCGCCCTCTAAATATGACCCTATTGACTGCCTAGAGCGCCTTAACTCTGCGTCTATTTCTTGCCCTTTTTTGTCGTATGGGTTAATAGAGTGTATTACCCCCGCTACCGGCCCAAACATGCTTTTATTATCTTCTATCATGCTATGAAGGCCGCCCAAAACTCCGCTTACTAGTTGACTTCCCTCAGCTAAAGTATTTGCGCTTCCTGCGGGTAATGGTCTGCCTGACGCTTGCGACTTGCCTTGCACTCCTAAATCCCTGACTTCTCCGGTTTTTGGGTTAATTTGTTTTAACGCCCCATTATTATCAGGAATGGTTTGCCAGTTAGGATTATTTTTTTCATCTCTAGCAATCTGCAATCTTTCTGCATCTCTGGCTGCTGATTCCTGAGCTAATGCCAGCTTTTGTGGCTCACCGTATGATGGAATTTGCGCTTTTGCGCCTGCCTGTTGCAGTAGGAATTGGCCGTAATCGCCGCCGTTCGCCATAGGCATGGGTGCAATGCCGCCGCCATCTGTGGCATTAAACCCAGCCGGGATGCCTTCACGATGCACTTTCATAGAATCTTTTTGTGCGGCTAACGCCTCCGTCACCATACCACGCTTCATTAGCTGACTTGACAAATCAGGGGCGCTTAAATCGATGCTCGCCACATCAGCCAGCTTTTTATCAGCTAGTGCTGTTTGACGCTCATCAGCTTTTTTGCCCAGGTATGCCCCGGCTAATTGTTGCGCTACTTTAGCAACACCGGCCATTGGTGAGACTGGCACAACATAACCACCGGCCACCTGATTTGTTTCAAGTGGCTGTTGTCCTTGCTGCGTCAGCATTTCTGCTATCTTTTGGCGGCGGTTTATTGCCGCTTGTTCGTCGTCTAGTGTAGCCATTATTTACGCATCCCAAAACGGTTCATTACAATTTGGTTGGTGATTCTGTTTTTGACAGCCGGTTCGCTATCTGAGCCGACAATTGCCCTTGCCAGGTTGTCGGCCTGAGCATTAGCATTAATCCTGTCTCTGTCCGGCATAGCCTGATTGCTAAAGCTATTTTTATAGCTGTTCGCGGTCTTAGCCTTGTCTATCATTGGTTTCAGCTTACTCATAAAGCTTGCGCCTGTGCCAAGCGAAGTAAGCGCTGGGGTTAGTGCGCTGGTTGCCGCCGCTGTGCCTGCTGTGCCGAGTGTTCCTAAGCCTGATGCGCCAGCTATGCCGCCATAAGCGCCAGAACTTAACGCCGGGGTAATCGCGCTTGCTCCCACTAAGCTGCCTGTAGTCGATCCTGCTACGCCTGCCCCCATCCCTGAGCCAGCCACCGCGCCAGAACTAAGCGCTGGGGTTAGTGCTGCCGAACCTGCTGCCCCATAGCCAGCCATACCACCCGCCGCACCTGCTCCACCGCTGGCCGCTGGTGCTGCTGCGGTTGCACCTGCACCCATCGCTGAACTTGCCGCGCCTGCCGAAAAGAACGTGGCCGCAGCCAGGGCCAAAGCATCAGCTGGCTTATTTTCGACAAAGCGGTTGATGCCGCCCATCATGGTATGATCTTCAAGATACTGAACGCCGGGGCTGACGGTTTTCAATACGTCGTTTGTGCCTTTGACTATCGGTGATAGCGCTGTATTAAGCCCGGTAACGACTTCGCCGCCCACATCATGTACGGCATTGGAAACAGAGCCAACACCGGGAACATAGGTCATCGGGTCAAGTGCGCGTAACATCCCCCCAAACGCATTAGAATGGGGGTTTTGCCAAGCGTTAGACCCCGCTAACTTCTCGGTTTCGCGCCAATCACCGTAGTTAATCATTAGCGACCAATATAAGCGCTACCCAGCGCACCGACCATTCCGGCACCTGCTGAGATGTTGCCGTTTTGCGTAGCCTGTCCTTGGTTATAGACATTTTGCGCTGCCTGCCCCTGGTTGGTTACTGCCTGCGCTATCGGAGCTGCATTGACGCTCATTCCGCCCTGATAGCCTAGATTACTTGCAAAGGGGTTGCTGACCTGTGAGCCTGACTGTAGAGCGTTGATTTCATTCAATGGAGTATCACGCTGAGCCAGCATGTCACTAATGGCTTGCTGATGCGTACCCATGTTTTGATTGTAGTCTTGCTGTGCTGCGGTTCCTCCTGCTAATATTGCATTGCTTCGAGCGTCATTATATTGGCGGTCAATTTGGGTCATTGCCGTACCGTATGCCGCTGTACCCGGCCTGATGCCCTGCGCTATCAATGTTGAGTTAGCCGCGTCACGCTGCCCGGCAGTGTCAGAATCGACACGGTTCATCATCGCCTTAACTACGTCATCACGGGTATTGTCTGCGCTGGTTGGTGCTTTGGGTAAGCCGCTAAAGTCTAACGGACTTCCTAATGTACCTTGAACATTTCGAGCAAGCGTATTCCCGGTGTCAATCAGCGTATTTTTAGCCTGGATGCTTTTATCATAAAGCTGTTGCTGCTCGGGTGACAGCGTTTGCGTTATGGTCGGGTCGTTGCCGTTCCAGGTCGTCGTCTGCGAGCCATAAGGGTTTGTTACATTCGGGTTGTTGATGTGTCCTGTAGCTACTGCCGCGTCAATATTGGCCGCGCCCTGTGCGTTTGCTGCGCCTACGTAATCCGGTGCTGGGGGTGCGTCTGAACTGCCCATAGTTAGCCTTTAAATTTAATGTTTAAAAAACGACAATCTTCTTTTTTCATAGTACATAACAGCAAGTCGCCGTCAGGGTGTCCACCGTCTATCCTGTATTTTTCCTCAAAACCTGCATGTTTCGCCAGCTTGATAATGTCGGCGTTATCTTCCGCCAATATGCCAATAATTAACGCAAGTCCAAGCTGTACAAACGGGTAATAACAAACAAACCATACAAAATTACGGGTTACATACGCGCCACGCTTGATAGTCATATGTATCTGGCATGACTTACCGTTGAAACAGTTATAACCAGCGACAGCGATCAGTTCGCCGTTACGCTCTAGTCCTATCATCGACACCATGTCAGAGCATGGCCTATCAGTCTGTGCTGACATCCAGGCTATACAGCGAGGATAGTCATTGTCGATAATGTTAAAGCCCATTGCCGACCTCATAAACATAATCAACGCTCATCCATTGCACGTTTAGGCTGTTAGTCGCTATATTCATTTTTCCGGCTGCACAATACCCCGTCCACGCCGAAGGACTCGCCCAATTCTTTATGACTTGTAGCCCGCTTGACCAGTAGGCCGCATCCCATGAATTTACATCCCAGGTGCCTGACTGAGTGACTGTATATGTTGCCGAGCCAAATAATTCTGCGTCTGCAAAATCGACATCCATATCAACCAGAAAGTTTAATGTGCCATTGACCGACAGAACCGGCCTAAACATCTTAAAATCTTTGTTTTGGCCTTTTGAGCCAAAATAGGAAAAGGCTGTTTTTGCATAAGCGTTAATGTTTGCGCCCTGGTCTGCGTAGCCCGTCCAGCACTTAATCGTTTTAGTGCCTTGCGTGTAGTACAGTTCGCCATTAAACAGTGCGAAATCCTCAGCATCCCAGCCTATAAAGCGACACCATGAGCTATTTAAGCTGTTCATGACATACTGATAATGCACCCCATCCTCTGCCGTAGGTATGTTAATCAATACGGCATTTTGTGCGGGGTAACTAATAGCTTTCCAGCCGTAATTATTGCCATACGTAACGGCTGCATCATTAAACGCTGTTTGAATCTTGCGCGTTACCGCTTTCGAATAATCAAGGCCGGTAGAAGTCCAAAGTGTTGATATTTGATAACCGCCATTTTTAGTCAAAAATAGCAGTTCAGAGCCAACTCTTAATATGCAGTTTCGGCCTAATGGCTCGCCAATGCTGTAAACTCCAACTAATGCCCAGGTTGCCGCTGCCCCAGGGTTTGTTCCCTGATAAACGATAACCTCGCCATTTGAGGTTACAAAAACAGCCCTATCATCTACACCAGTTCCGCTGTCAGTTGTCCAACTCTCCGCCGCGACCAAATAGCCGCCCATCTGGGCCACGCCGGATAGGTTAAATTCTGTTAATGCGCCACCCGCCACGCCTGCCGCAAGATACCAAAAAGAAAGGCTGTTTTTAGCAATGAACATTAATCGCCCTTTGAATACAAATAGGCCGATCAGGTTGGTTGTGGTGATTCCCGTTAGTGCTGGGCTGGTTACGCCGTCAACGGCAAGCCATGTTGTGCCGTCATAGTACAATGGCTTATCCACGCCGTTGACCATGATTAAATAATTATTGGTTCCATCGCCAAACTGTACATGCTGATGCTTTCCGTTAGTCCTAGTCGCAACCGAGGCCGCGACCACGCCGGAAGAAGATACGTTATAAACACCTGATGCTGTGGAGCAAAACATTTTATTAGTGCCGTTCAGCGCGTTATAGACCGCCAAGGTTTTTCCGTTCCCGGCCATGCCTGTGGCGGAAACGGCACTGCCGCCGCGTATCTCGCAATATTGCGTTTGTGGATACCAGTTATCTAAAATAATGGCTTCGGTCGGTTTCATATCAGCTAATGCATCATAAGCGTTCCAGCCACCAACCGGAGCCTGATAGCTGATAAAATTACTTATCTGCTGCCGTGCTCCTGCTTTATTGCGAACTGGTTTTCTCACGGCACTGTCCAGTTGCCATTAGGAACAAATATCCCCGGCTTCATTTCCTGCCGTGTGCCGTCCATGCTTAACCGTGCTGCGCCACCATCGCGCCCCATTGCATCTTTAACTTGAAATTCGTAGGTGCTGTAAAGCTCGCCATAATCAAGGCCTTTCTCGCGCATAAACCGCCAGCGTAAACCCAACAAATGCAAGTCGTCAGGGAGCAAAAAAGTATCGGTATCTGAAGTAAAAAACTCCTTTACCGTTACTCCATCAGCATCGAGAATGGCGTTTTTAGATTGATACTCAAATTTCCAAACATGACCAGCAGCCGGTATTGGATTAACTAACAAATGATTGCCACGAAAGCGGAATTGATAGCGTGGCCCGTTGGACAGGATCGCTTTTAATGCTTGCCATTGCTGACCAGTAAGTGGCCCTAACACAGGAAGTCTGTCGGTCGTGTCCCAAATGGTATTGTTGCGTAAATACCTAAAGCCTGGGTCTAGGGTTTCAATATCTCCCTGATCTTCTGCGGCAATAGTCGCGTGTACAGCTTCATGCTCTAGCCCTTGCCATGTATGACGCTTGGCTAAATCGTTGACTTCTTCTTCCAGCAATGCGACCAACTGCAACACTTGGTTATCGGTCGCACCCATCACCGTTGCTGGCTTTGGGATGCCGGTACGCTGGCAGACTTTCTGAACCAACGTTAAGAGGTTCATTATTCGCCGTCCATCAAGTCATCAATGCTAATGCCTGCACCTGATAGCGCCTGTGGCTGCGTGTGCTGGTCAAGGTTTTTGACTAGCTGCGTTAATTCCTCTATTCTTTTTTCAAGAGATGAGACGCTGTAATTCAAGGCATCATTTTCTTTTTTAAGCGCTGCAATTTCAATGGTTGCCGGGCCTGCCTTTTTAAGCTGCTTGAGCCAAGCGTTAGCCTTGTTCTTAAGGTCATTTGCGCCCATGCCGACACGCACTAATCCTTCATGGGTCATATCGGCTAACTGTTCGACCGTCAAAACGTGCATTTTAATCAGTGTTTCTTGCTGTGCCGGAGAGCATACGCCCCAGCCTCTTATCGGCGTCCCTTCTAGTGGCAATTCTTGGCCTGTCAGCCATGCTTCATAAGCTGCGTGATATTTAGCCACCCATTCGCTAGGGATGCGACCGTTTGCCGCGTCAACCTTCATTTGTTCTTTCCAGCTTGTTACCTTGGTGGTAAAAATGTCTTTGCTGTAAGGGGGCGTAATCTTGGCATAATCAACATCGCGGGCAACATAGAGGCCCGCGGCCAATGATGCTTGCGGGTCTTCAACTGCCATGCGTTCAAAACGCACGTATGGCATTCCGCCCACATCTTGATTAACTAATTGACCGATATTTGACACTATGAACCACTCCTTTCTTCTTGCAATTTTGTTGCTTCATTGCGGATTATCTGGTCATCTCGAATAGCCTTGCCAATCCACATATAGGCTTCTTCTAATGCTGTTATTGCTAAAGCTAGCGATCTTCCTTGCTGTAATGTTTCTTCTGTCTTTTCGCACAAACTAACAAATTTTTCTTTAAAATAAGCCTGTTGATTTTGTGCCTCAGTATCATAAGCGACATAATCAAATCTATTTTTTGATTGCGCTATATTTAGTTTTTTCATGATTGCCTTATGGTAAATAAAAGGTTGCCCCGCCGAAGCGAGGCGTTGTGTGTTAGGCTACGATTTGTAAACAGGAAGGATGATTGATAACGCCTGAGCCATAGCCGGTATAAGTTCCGGTTACAGTAATAGAGCCATCAGCGGTCGCCAATTTATCGGCGGTTCCAATTGACGTACCCATCAATACAGTTAAGCCGTCGGGAAGCAGCTTTGCTACTACGGTTGATACTGGAATACCCGCACCGGATAACGCCATGCCTAAAAATAATCCGTCATAACCATTGACGCATTTCAATGCGTTGCTGCCGGTTTTGGTTCCCGCCGTTACCGTCTCAGTTCCGGTCGCCGCTTTACGATTGCGGATTCCAACAACCTGTTTACCTGTTGCAGTTGCGCCCAGGATGCCCGCCGCAGCGATAGCTAAAACGCCATCGGCGGCGACCGTCGCATTAGTTTTATAAACTGCGCGGCCAGCTACCTGCATCCAGCCATAAGTGCCGGAAGCAGCCGGAGCCATTGCAATGCCGAATGAAAAGCCCTGAGTCACTGCCGACGGCAATAAAACACCTGTGAATTGCTCGTCAAGAACAACTACCGATCCTTTCAGAACCGCATCGCCCGACTTGAAATAAATAAACGTACCACCACCCCAAAAAGGGTCAACAGCATCAACTCGGAAGCCTAATGGATGTCTTTGTGTGGTATCGGGTGCAAACCAGTCATTAAATGGTTGGTTGCCTGCTGTATTTGCTGCAAACATAATATTTTTTCCTTACAAAAATTGATTTTTCATAGCTGAAGTTGTTAGCGCCCTTTCAATTGTCCAGCCTCGCTGAATCCTTGATGTTAGCGCGTTCTTTGATAGTCCTATTTCACGAGCCCATTGTGCGATTGTCATCGACTTTCCTTTGTATTCAAGAACTACGTTAGTGCGCCTATTGTTCGCCTGCGTTTTCCTTGTTGCCCATTTGCAATTGTCTTTTGAGTAACTTTTGTTGTTATCTATTCTGTCAACGGTCATGCCTTCCGGCCTTTCCCCCATATCCTTAACAAATCCATCAAAGGTTAACCATTCCTCGCAAACAGTAACTCCTCTTCCACCATAACAAGAATAATGTGTGCTATTTGGGTTATAGCATCGTTGAATGATATTAGCCCACGCTCCATATTCCCTTGTTCCAGCCTTCCCGTGCTTAAGACCTCCTTTCCCCATCAAACAACCACATGATCTTGTTCCGGCTGTGCTGTCTGGGTTACTAAGCGCCTTACTTAAGTTATGGCCGCTGGCAGTAATGACATTTCCACAATCACAAGCACAAATCCAACAAGCTCGAATCGATTTTTTACCACTTTTTGCAACTTCGATCTTGTTGGCTGCTCTTTCAATAACGACTAACTTACCTATTCTTTGACCTACCCTATCTTTAATGTTTGATGCTTTCATTGCCAATTCCTCTTCTTATTTAAGAAGATGGCATTATAACATAGATATTACCCATTAATAGATATTTTGTAAGTCATTGATTTTATGCAATTATTACACCCTGTTGAGCCCTATTAGCTATAGTTAAGTTCCCCATCCATAGAAGAGGTATAACCGAACCATCTTGATTGACAGGTCTTTGCTCTGGTACTTCTGTCAAGTCAGCATCTTTGTGTGTAACCAACTTCAAATACTCAGTATTCAAAAAGTAACTATGGTTAGAAGGAATGCCGCTGTTGCCGTCATAGATCACATCAGCTTTTTTGTATTTCAGCGTTGAGAAGCCTGCATTAACCATGTCAGAAGTCGCATAGCGTTTCAATGAAAGCTGCGAGTTTTCGAAGGTTTGATAATGCACGTTATCCATCACGATCAAATCTGGGCAGTCATCAGGGCCACGGTCAAGCTGTAACCACAATGGCAACATGGCCGAGCCTTCAAAAGTAGTTGAGGACAACGCCACACCAGCAACCGACAAATCAAACAGTTTGTTTTGCCAAAACGTCCAGACAGAAGCATCGATACCGCCGACCGTGCCTGTGGTGTTAGCATCAGCTACAAGCGCCTGCAAACCGTTAATCTGGTTAGCTAGCGATCCAGACGAATACAGATCGTTTGAAAAGTTGTTGTTAAAAGTGCGGATCGCGTTTTTCATTCTGGATTTCGCCAGACTGATGATGCGAGAGTCACCGCTGTTGATCCTCAATTCACGACCAGATGCAACAATGTTTATTGCAATCTGCCGCCATTGAAATTCTGCCGCGCTGATAACGTCTGATTGTGAAATATTCAGCGTGTCCCAATCCGAATAACGCTGATAAGTGCCGTTTGCGTTATAGTCAAGTGGTGTGGCGATAGACAAACCGCCATCTTCTGAGGATACGTTACCTTTTTTGGTAATGTATTTAAGCAATGCGTTACGGTTGCTTAAGTTGTCTTTGATTTCTTTTCGGTGTTTGCGGAAGGTTGTGGAAACCAATTCCGTAAAGGTGCTATTGGCTGACATGAGCAGCTCCTATGTAAGTTAGAAAAATGATTTACTGCATCATTTCACTTGCTTAGAGCTGCCCTGTAAGGGGCCTTGGGCCGTGAGGTGATTTACTGCGTTATGCTTAATCCCCTGTAGGGGGCATCGCCATAAATTATAGTGTTATGTTATAACGTAACATCGCTTGTGTCAAATAATTGACTTTATCTGCTCTTGATAGACGATAACGCCTCCGACATCGTATCTTCCCAGCTCCCCACTGGCTCAGCCGGGATATGGTTCGTTTTGGTCTGCCTAACATTGGTCGATTTTGCCTTAATTGCAGACTTTGCCGCCTCAGTTGACTTCTTGTTGATAGCCTTGGTTTGCTCTGCGACTGACTCAGCTAACGCCTTTGCTCTGGTTACAGGGTTAGCCCAGCGCGCCTTTTCGTAGGCTGTTTCAAGGTCAACGCCTGACTTTAAAATCAGAGTAATGTCATCACCTAGCAGGTCAAAATCCTCCTTACCAGTTGCGAACGCCTCTACCTCTTGCGCTACACGACTGTAGTTCTCTTTCTGTATAGATTGTAGCCTGTTGTTTTCTTGCTGCTCTATGCGGTCAATACGCTGTTGTAGTTCTTGTGTGCGCGGGTCAACCTGTGGCTGTCCTTCCTGCGGGATAATGCCCAGGTTATTACCCAGCGCAATAAAAGCATTTTGCCGCTGCTCAATGGTCCCAGACTGTAGTGTTTTGTTCCACCCAAGCAAATTACCAATAGCCGTTTTCTCATCTACGCCATGCTGATTAAGCATTTCCCTGTATGGCTCTATAGTTTTTTTAATAGACTCCGAATATTCCTTGGCCTCTCTTGCCCCATTCATCCCGTCAGCTACCTGCTTTTCGCGCAATTCGATATAATCTTGCGCTTCCCTGGGTAACTTTGACCAGTTTTCGTGTTGTTCTTTAGACCATGACGCAGGAGGTGCTTTGGCTTCTACCTCTGGCGCTTCTTCTTCGGGCTCTTCGGCTTCTTCTTCCGTTGCATCCAAATCTAAATCATTATCATTTTCGATTACATTATCGTCATCGCCATAATCGCTGCTCATCTCATCAGCAATCAGATCAACGCTACTATCAAAATCAAACTCTACTTCTTCGCTCATATTATATTCTCACCGTTTCAGCATTCATTCCGAGCGCCATTTCTACATCGAGGCGTTCGCGTTTTTTGGTTGGCATTGCTGCGATTTCTCTATCTACCGTATCATCTACGGCTTTATCAAGCGCCTTGTCGTCATCGATGACCCGCTGGTCAACATCCTGCCTCATGCCCGGATCGTACTCCACGCATCCAGTCGCGGCTAGGTCATTTATACGCTGTCGGTTGGTGGTGATAATCTGACCGCTGGCTGGTGATTCATATCCAGGCTGCGAGTCCCAACGCATGTGAGCAGGGATAACGACAGTCGGCGCAGTGATAACCTGCCTTGCCATGCCGCCGCAATCACACTCCATTTCGCTCTTATGTTCTGATACTCGAAGGATACGATCAAATGACCGCAGGCATACCGGGCACTTATAGCCGTATCTAGGCATACATACCCCTTAATAATTGACAGTATTTAATAATCATCTCATTTTCATAGTTATAGTGAATTGTAAGGACTTCTATATCGTCATTCTCTATGCTTTCATCATTAATAGCGTCAAGGAATCGCTGTATTTCGGTTATTTCATTCTTGTAGCTTACCGATGGTGCTATATCCTGAGCAATTTCTTCCAGCTCGGCTTCAATCGCTTCCGATAGCTTGTTTTTTGCTACATTTACCAGCTTTACGGAAGGGCTTTCCGCGTCTTTGTTTAGATAGCTCGCCTCGGCCCTGTCCATAAGTTCATTGAGCGTATGGCGCTTTAATTTTGTCTTTGGCTGGTTCTGGTAGTCAATGGCATGACGACCAGGATAACCAGCCCCTCCTCCTGTTCTTGCTGATATTCCTAATCCTGACTGACCAAAAGCACTTACTGAGTCATTGCTATTTGATGCTGCAAGCGTCCCTGTTATTGATCCAGCGCTGCCATTTGCTGAAATGCTGTCGCTTGCTGCTGTTTTGAGCAACGAACCCTGTATCGATGCTGTGCCACTCGCAGAAATTAAGTCGTTTACGGAGGTTTTGGCAAGCACTCCGACAATAGCAGTATTTCCGCTTGCTGAAATGCTGTCATTAGCGATAGTCACCGAAAGTGATCCAGTGACCGACAGACCCACTGAGCCGCTCGCGTTTATGCTATCGACTGAGTTTGTTTTTGCTAATGCGCCAATTACTGACGTTGTTCCGCTTGCTGAAACAGAGTCATTAAGGTTTGCTCTAGCGAGCGTTCCTGATGTGCCGCTTCCTGCGCTTGGAGCTACAAATAACCGTCTAGGCGGCGGTGCTAAGATTTGCCACGGGTTGTTGATATAACTAAACGCTTCAATATCTGATAACACGCCGTCAAATATAACAAAATTACCCAATAAACCATTAATTTTACTATCTGCACCGTCCCAGCCGATATAGTTTTTGTTACCTGTTTGTGCGGTAAAACTATTTGTTACAGCTGTCCCTGTTGTTTTAACGCCATTATAAAATGCACTATAACTAGCAAAGTTCGTACCTGGTGCGCCTAGTCCCGCTGCACAGGTAATTACTATCCAAACACCGACTCCATTTGCAGGAGGTGCTATTGGTATTTTTGCCAGTGATCCAGTTCCTTTGCCTAATGCTAACGCATACCCGACATCGGTACTCCACATCATTACAAATCGGTTTGTTTCGCCTGGTACTAATGTAGTAAATAGCCCTGCATAGGCAGGGGCAGTACCAGGTTTATAGTAAAATGCAAAGGATACAGGCCTATTTATGTCGGTAATTGGGCTGGTAGCACCTAGATCAATATATGATGTACCACCTCCCTTAAAAAATCTACCTGCTGAACTAACATCAACTGCCGCACTACCATTTATTACGGCTGGTTTATTTATTGCTATATCTGTAAAGCGCGAATCATTCAACGGCCAGAAGTTGAGCACTTTTTTACCGAGTGCATTACTCCTATCTATAGCAGTAACCTGTTGCGGCTGACTAATCCTTTTTGAAGGTAGGATTAAATTAGCCATGCTTAAGCTGATGCACCCGTGACTATAGACGCATAAGCAGCCCCAGACGTGAGCGAACCACCTGTATCATTTTTAACGACCAGCTTAAATTGCTGAGGAATGTAGCCAAAAGCATTAAAAATACTGAAAGCTTTTGCGCTGCGTTGTGATGCAGTTGTAATAGGTACTACACCGACAAAAGTAAGATTACTCTCGTCTGTTGCAACATTGCTTGACGTTGGGCCGGATTGCCATGTTGTACCACCATCTAATGACTCGATAGCAAATACTACAAGCTGCTTATTTCCAGATAAAGCCGCTACCACTTCAATCTCCACAATTACATCTAGTGGATTATTAGTAGTACAGTCAAAGGCTGATGACGCTATATAAGTAACTGTAGCCAATGTCCCCATTGTCAAGATAGCTGCTGATTTTGCGCCGGTTACTGCGGTAATGGTTGCCATATTAAATCCTTAATGCGTCGGCAATTGCCTGAATAGAGCAATCAACTTCAATAATATATCCTCGACTGGCCGGAAAAGTTCCAAGAGCGATTAAGCTATTTTTGGTCACTCCCGTTCCATCGACAAAAGGCCATGAGTTTAATAGCCCCATTACCAGCTGATCGTCCAGATTAAGCGCACCATCAGCAACCGCACCATTAAGACATCTCAAAAGACTTTTTGCCGCTGAATAATACGGGCTTGCTGAATTAGCTGCATGTGTTTCGATGTTGACATACTCGTCGCCATTTGCCGCGCACCACGCATTAAACTTGGCGACAGTTATCCAACCATATTTTGTGTAAATCGTGCTTTTTAACAAGTCCGATACAGCGCCATAGTTACCAGATGCAATAAGTGGGGCAATTTCAGTCGCCAACGGCCCAGCGGTTAGCTCATCCAACAGCACTGGCATTTAGGCATTTCCTTCAGTCAGTACAAAGGATGTCACTGATACTGGTTGAGTTATAACAATGGATGTCGTAGTTAGGTTTAAATCTGAGCCAGACACACCAACAGAGCCGTCCATTACCAATGTAGTCCCATCGGCTTTCACGATGCGAAACCAAGTTGCTGTACCTGTAGCGTTGGCGCTGGAATCTTGTGTAATTGCATTTAAAGTCAACACACCTCCTGATGCTGCGGGGGCGAATGTTGCATTACATGTAAGCTCGGCAAGTAGCGTGGTTGCCGTGCCCCCGGTTGCTGGCCTTATTCCGTCGTAAATGCGTAATAATGCCGATGCGCCTGCGCTGGTAGTGATTGCGTCAAGTCGTGCATTTCTTGTCGCTGCTAAATATGCTAATGCCATGATTGTTCCTTGTTAGTGTATGCTGGTTATGCGGCCATCTGCGCCGCGTGTGAGTGTTTTGGGTCTGCTCAAATGCTCCATTATCATGTCAAACTGAGCCGCTATAGTTTCTGCGTTATTTTCTTTTTCTTCGGGTTGCTCTGCTGCTGACTCGCTGGACTGTACGGCACTAATGCTGGCTATTTCTAGCTGTGTAGTTGCATCCAGATTAGCCTTGAATGTCTCCATTCGCTCTGCGCTTTCCAGACGCATCATTTCAAGTTCTCGCGCTGCATCATTCCGCATTTGCTCGATGTGCATTTGAGTCTTTGCCTTGCCTTCTTCAATTAGCCGGGATGATTCAAGTTTTTGCGCCTCAAGCTGGTTGTTGGCCTGTGCTTTTTGAATGTCAGCTTGTTGTTGCGCCTGTAACTCAAGCTGTTTAATCTGCATAGAGTTATCAGGGGGCTGTGCCTCTGGCTGTGGTGGAGGGGGCTGTTGCATCCCGTCTAATATGCCTTCTATTTCCTCGCCAAATTCAAATTGTCGTGCGATTTTTAGCAGGATAGCCTTGAATCCGTCAAACGGCAGTAAGCCCTCCTGAACGACGGGAAGCGCTTCTTTTATGAAGCCTGACAATGCGGTAAGCGCCTCGTTCATCTTGTTTTTATCTTCTGTCGCCTCCGGTAAAACTGTCGAGTTTGTCTCGATGTCGATTTTGTACGACCGCTGCATGTCGTTTTTGAGCAGCGCCAATACATCAGACCATTTGATTTGCTGCAAGGTCTGTTGCGCCTGCTGTAGCTGTTGCTGTAGCTGCGGCGGTATTTGCTGCGGGTTGACTTGATATTGTGCTTGTATTTGTTGCGCGGCTTGCATAACCTGCTGCGCCTGCGCTGCTTGCTGATCTGTCGAGAATTTTAGGCTAGTCATCTGCACCCACGATTCTTCGGAAAACTTGGTCGCGGCCATCTCCAACATAATCCGCATCATGTCCCGGCAATAGCGCTGCACCTCACCTTGGTTACGCTTTAGGCGCATCGTTCCCCATTGGCTCTTGATGCTCTGAGCGGTTGCTGTCTCACTGGCTACAGTTGAGCCTCTGATGATGTCAGATATGCCGGTGACTTCGTAGATTACCTGCTTACAGGCTTCCCTTGCCCGGTAAAGCTCGGCCAATACCTCAACCATTTGTTTGATAGGCATAAACCAAATGGCGTTCTCAAAGCCTTTTTCGCTGGCAAGGGCCGCTGATTTATCGGCGGGGATGAGCACGTTATCATCTCCGCCCATCAGGTTTTCAATGTCACCACCCAGCTCAGCGTCATAAACACCCTTAGCCTTGATTGCCTTTACCAGCTTATTAATACGGCGGGTTATGTCGCTGATTTCTTTCGCCTGGTTTTCATAAATGAGATAAGGCGCGGTAACTTCCAAATTATTAGATTTAGCCAGCAATACCAGCGGTCTAGGCATCGGATAAAAGCCGGTCAATTCAAGCGGGTCATCCTCAACCTTTAGAAAGTCATCTTTGTAATGCTTGGACACATAGCGCACTTTGCGCCCGCCGTCCTTGTCCCATATTTGATAGATAGTGGCTGTTTTTCGTCCACCTTGGTGTTCGTCCTTGCTGCTCTTATCCTCTTTTTCGTCGCCGTCGTCTTCTTCGGCCAAAAACTGTATTTTCCCGGCTATGTCCTTCCCGAACAGTCTTTCGGCTTCTTCCTCGTCAATGATTTCCTCAAAAGCTACCCACGGCACTCTTGACCATTTTTTAGCATAGCCAAATAACACCTTGTCCCAGGCTATTGAATCAACACAGACCAATTCTGACTCTACCTGCTGCGCTGGCTCTTCTTCACCTTCTGACAGCTCGGCTTCTTCGCTTTCTGTGCTACCTATTTCGGCATCATATTTTATGCGAGTACAGCCCCGGCCAGGGAGTAGCGCATCAATAGTGGCGCATAACGCACCTTCATGAAATGTCTCGTAGCCGTCTACGTTAGTATCAATCAGATACTCAAGCATCCGCGTACCGGCCTCGGTAGCCGCCTTGCTTAGCGGGTCGTCATCTTTAAATCTGCGCGATATGACAGGACGTGGAGTTGCTGAGTACAGCGCCGGAATTAGCGTATCGGTGTTTGAATACAAAATATTAAACGGAACTTTGTTGGCATCTTCGCACTCGTAAATCTTGAGTATTCGCTTGCCTTCTTTGTGAAACCCTGTGTCTCGCTTCTTGGCTTCTTCCAGCTCGTTAAACCAGTATTTAACGCTGCCTTCTCCTACGTCGTCGCTTGATTCTTGTTCGTCGCTCATCAATTTTGTCTCGCTGCTTTCATGCGGTTTAAATGCTGTTTTGTTAGACTGCCCATACTGATAGACTGGACGGATTTATTGATTAATTGTTGATCTATTGGCCCAGCGTCCGGTTCGTTTCGCGCTTCTTTCCAGACCAGCGACAGATAGCGAAAAGCGTCAGCCGGGTCTGAGGCCCAATCATGCACTGGCTGGTCGCTAAATATCTTTTTTTCGTCGTCGTAGGCGTGGTGGTAAAACTTTAGCGCCTCGATACCATCATCACACAGCGCCTCATCAAACTTACAGCGCGGAAATGTTGCCCGCGCTGCTTGTATGCCTGACTCCCTGCTAACGCTAGGAATGCGTTTAAACTTTCCCAAATCGCCGCGCTTGCCGTGGTCGATAAACTGCTGCAATATGGTCTTTCCGCCTTGCCCGAGCCGATCTTGTGTAGCATCGTGAGGGAGCCATTGAGAGCCATACCGATAACCAAGCGATGTAATGTTATAACGTAACACCTCATCACAATAAAAATCGATCTCCTTATGGTTTGATTGGTGGAAGTTGATGACGTGTATATCTTGCCCGACGACCTGAAAAAACCAGATAGCTGTGCTGTCTTTCTTGCCAATGTCCCAGGCTGTATGGACAGGGTATTTTGGGTCGTGGGGTACGCTGCATATTCTACCATTGAACCTAAGTTTTTCAATGCAATCCGCCCATATCGCACCAATCACAGCGGCCTCGAATGATACGTAGTATTCCTGCTGGAACATGGCTTCGCCGAACTCTTGGCCGTATTGGGCGTACAGTTCTTGGCGTATGTTTTCCATTTGCGTCGGAGTAAAGATGGCGGTATCGTCCACGGTGCGAGTATCGTAAAACCATTCGGCCCTATCCTCAGCCATCATGCAAATCTTTTGAAAGTGGTTCTTTCCGCGTGGTGTAGAATTGAAGCAGGCCCAGCCGCCGTTTTCTTCCAGGATAGGCATTAGATATGCCCAGGCCGACGGGTTGCTAATTGCATACTCCGAAAACACCAAGCCAACAGGTGGAGAGCCAACCAGGCTGTTAAAGCTGTCGGAGCCTACGAGCTGTATTGTAGAGCCGTTTATCAGCGTTATTTTCATTTCCTGCTGATTTACGTTCTTCCTCAACCCTTCCGGTATAGCCCAATCCATACGGGTTTTAGCTGCTGATTTACCGTCTATTTTGCGTTCTGTTACTGCGTCCCACATGCTTTTACGCGCTTGTGCAAAAAGCGGCAACATATACCAGTAATTGCCAACCCTCTCAACTGCGGACATGGCTGTCCAGTTTAAAAAAACATCATCTTTCCCGGCGCGTCTATGCCAGCGAGTAACAGCACGTTTTCCGCCATCGTGTAGGTATTTCCAGACCGGCAACTGGTACGGCCTTGGAGTCCAGTTGCTAGGTAATTCTATTCGCACCAGTAATGCCTATAATCGCATTTTCTCCACGCAATAAATGATTCACTAGGCGTTAGTCCAGTCCCAATATTAAACCCCAGCGAACAGCGCCATACACCGCGTAAAAATGTAATTTTTGGTTTAATGTCCAAAATTAACTTTAATCGCCTTATCTACGTCGGCGCTCAACGGCGTAAAATCTTTACCGATCTCTATGCCGCCAAACTCGCGCTCTAGCTGCTGTGGTGCTGAATATGGCGCTTGTGTTGCACATCCTGCCAGTATCAACGCTATTACTACTATTGTTTTCATCTCAAATCCTCACGGTTTATTTAAGATCACATTTATAGTCGCATCGGCCTGAATGTTCAAGTCTTTTGGCAAGACCTTACCCACCAGGCTCATAAAAGCACCGGGGTTTTCAATTGCCTGCTGAGCAAGATAGTCCTGCCCTCCAACATCAGCAAGAGCGCCCAAAATCATATCTTTAAGCTCCTTTGTGACCTTGTTGACTGTACCCTTGCCCCTACCTGTTTTAGTCCTATCTAGTCCTATCTTAGGCTGTGGCGTGATCATCTAGTATCCTTTTTATTTCTTTACGCACAGTGCATGCTTTCCAATATATACGTGGCTTGCCAGCGGTCAGATTAGATTTCATTTTAAGGTCTGGGTCAGGAAATTCGCCGCGTTTTACTCTGCCCCATATTGCATCGCTTTTATAGCCAAACATCTGATGTATTTCCTTTGCGCTTATAAGCGCATCGCTCGCAACACTGCTTAGCCATTCATAATCCATTGGTAAGTTACTCTCACTCATCTAACACCTCAATTAATGATATTCGTTTATCCATATATCCATTGTAGCATTTAATTAAACAGTGCAATATTAAATATCTTGAAATAAGTATTGACAACATTCATTATTGAGAGGATACTATGTTCATGGTTTGGATTTACCGAACCCTTTAGGAGATAAGAAAATGACTGACTTGCACGAAAAAGAAATGAAAACTTATAACGCATCTTTGGTTAATGATCAGGGATGCTGTTTTGATAGCTGCACAGACACTTGTATAAAGCGCATTAAGGCATGGGCTAGGGGGCGCGGCGGCGAGTATAGATTAGTAATAAATCCTTGCTTTGGTGACGCAATGCAATTCAACGTTAAAAATAATCGTGTCTATAACAATGTTGTTGGGTATGGATATGACTAACCAACACGGAGGAGCCAGGGAAGGCTCTGGTGCTAAGAAAAAGGACATCTTACGGAAGCCTTTGTGCATCAAGCTCCCGCCAGACCTGATCGCGGCAATGCCAACGCCGCGAACCAAATTTATTGAACTGGCTATTATGGCCGCACTTGATAATCTATGAAACCAAGCCCCACTAATCACGGGGCTTTTTGTCGCTTGCTATCGAGTTTATAAACGCGCATATCTCATCATAAAAATATAATTCTGCGATGATTGCGATTATAAATACCATCCATGCTGTCATCGCGCATGTCTCGGGTAAAAACTGTCATCCAGCTTCAATTCTCTCCGGCATGAATAACAAAATTGTTGCCCGGTGCTGTGCATGGTCAGCCGGTATTTATGCTCACATGGCCTGACTATAAAACACCGCTGGTATATTTCAATCAGCATACGTATCGTTGCGCCTAGCATTAGCGGCTCAATCACTCTACAACCAGCGTATCGGCTACGAGCTTGATATAACCATTGCAGTCGTGCCAAGAATCGCGAAAATTTGGATCGCCATTCAAAATTCTGCCAACCTTGTGCATTACCATTTCAAGCGCCTCTTTCTGGTCGCATCGCATGTGCGCCCAATTTGGCGAATCTATCAGACACTCTTTTAGATTCTGTGTGATTCTGGCGTGTTCTTTAAACTCACCGTATCTGTTGCCACGTTCGGCCAATGTTTGCTCTATACTCATTTCTATCCCAAATATTTAATGATGATGTCGCGGGCTTCCTCCCACCCGTTACATATTTCGGCTTGATACCCTTGCCAGACAAACTTGGCGATCCATTCGCGTTGCTCTTGTGATACTACGCCGCCTTTTTTCTTCTTCATCTCGATGAACAGCCCACCACATGCCCTACGAGGCACTGCCAGAAATAAATCAGGTATGCCTTTTTGCACGCCCTCGCGCTTTAGCATTGCCCCTGTTATGACTGATCTCGCCCCGCCGTTTGGGATTGCAAACAGCATACTCAAAGCCGGGGTTGTTTTAGCCTGCAATTTAGCCCACTGAATTAATGCACACTGCTCTTGATGCTCTTCGTTTTTACTCATTTTCCCTGCTCCAGTCATCCCTGCAATCCTCATCGCACCAGCGCCGATAAGAGCCAGTATCATCTCCGCAATATAGACACTCACCACTCGGATTGCCGATGTCTAGCTGCTTACTCGCTGCGGCCTTTATCCGCATTTCAAGTAAGCCCTGCTCAAGATCTATGCCTAAATCTTCTAATTTACTCATGACCTAGAAGGGAATGTCATCATCAAAATTATCATGCTGCCTATCGGGGTGCGATTGTTGCGGCCTTGCTTGCTGCGGTGCTTGGTCGCTGGTTTTGCGCTTACTGCCGACTAAATCAATAATATTGGCGTTAAGCTCAAGGCTTTTTTTGGTTGTACCGTCATACGCCTGGTATTCATTTTCAGATAATTCACCGGACACCATCACCGCCTGACCTTTTAGCAAATAATCTTTTAACTGTCCTTCTGCGCGTTTTCCGAACAATGCGCACCGGATAAACAGCGTTTTTTGTTTGTCACCAAAGCCGATATTATTCGCCACGGTTACATTCAAAACAGCCGAACCTGATGCGAGATAGCGCACTTCTGCATCGCGAACAACTGTGCATACACCTGTAAAAATATTACTCATAAATTATGTTATTCCTATTTGTTTTTGATGTGCAATTATACCGCGATTTTCTTTATTAATCATTAGTTTATATCGATTAATCCACCATTAAATTAACCAAATCCAAGTAATATTTTTCCGTACCGTGTACCGCTTCCCATGCTTTCCTATTGTGATGCAGCGCCACCCCCTCTCCGCCTGTTTGGTGATGCGATCCGCATAAAGGGATGACCTTATCATGGTTCCTGCCGCCTCCCATGTGCGCGCCTACGTGATGTATCGATGCTGGGCCTTTGCAAATCACACAGCCTAATTCTGCAATCTTTCCCATTCTCCTGCGCTGTGCTGCTGTGGCGTTTTTACTCATCAAAACCAACTTCTTCTGAATTGTCTAGCCAGCCATCAATATTCTCTAAACAATCGGGTTCAATTTTTGACTTAAACCCAGCAAGCCAAAAATAGCCACCATGAACCGCCATTCCGCAAAAAGAACATACTTTCCATTTTCCCATTCCAGGTGATGAGTCGTTGATTAGCTTGTGATTACTCATCGCGCTGAAAATCTCACGCCAAGATCAACGCCGAGTACGTAGCATTTCTCTAAATATTTTGAAAATCCCTTATCTGTTAGTTGCGTAGTTGAACCGGATAGCATCATTTCCCCATTGGGCAGTTCCTTCCACTTAACATAATTTTCTGTCACATCATCGCCATATCCTTCGTCGCCTGGTTCAGGAAGGTTTGTTGCTTTCAGGTGATAATGCCAAGTATCTTTTGAGAATTGGCGACCCTCAAAAAATCCTTGCACAACAAAATCATTCAAAAGCGCTGACCACAAAAACCTATTTTGTCCTGCGCTGCGCTTTTTCTTAAATGGCTCAATCGTTATCATCATCGGCACATCCAACGGCAAATCCTGCACCGCCCGGACTGCGTGAAACTTTGACCGCTCGTCGTCGTGTTTAAAGATTCGTTTCATTTGTTCCTCAGTATTTTTTGTATTTGTGTCATGCGCTCAAATTCCATTCTCGACGCTTCGGAGCGTGGCGGAGTTATTGAGTGCGTGTTAAAGCTACTTGTTTGCCGTGGGCGTGGGTTGAGCTGTAGTGATTTGGCTCGGTTGTCTAATCTAATATTTCTTGTTTGCATAAAATCGATATTTTGTTTAGGGAAGCTGAGTAAATTAATCGGCGGGAAAATAAAATCAGGCCAATTAATCATGCTTGCAATTTACGCATAACTACAACTGCTGACGGAAATGGAGCTGAATTTTTAGCGCCACCAAATTTAAGTCGACCCTTGATAAATCTAACCTCGTGCTGTATCGCGTAATCATGCCACCATTTCTTGTCTGTACGCGCCGGAACCAGACAAACAACAGTAGTAAAATCATTGGCCTGTGCAGACTCATGAGCTTTTTTCATCCACTTGCCTATTTCCCTGCCGTACGGAGGGTTCATCCAAATATCACCGTACCAAACTTTATCTAGACCCGAATCTTCTTCTGTAAAATAAATTTTGCATTTTTTGTTTTCATGGTTTGCACAAACATCAACTAAAAAATCAAACTCATCGTTTAATTTGTCGAAAAACGCTTGAGGTGTTGAGTGCAAATCGGTTTTGCTTGAAAAATGTACGTTGCTCATTTCCAAGCCCCCGCATTTCCGCACACACAGGCCCAACCGTAGCTAATCAGCCACCAGCCACCCATTGCCAACACCCCGCACAGGCCAATGATTATTGCTGCATAATCAGCCCATGACTCCGGTGTGACGTTTTTATTTGAGCCTAGTTTCATACTGTTATCCCGTGCTCTTTTTCCGCGATTGCTATACCGCGCAAAATTGCTTCCTTTTCCCAATAATCCAAATCTTCAATTTCGTCAATGTCGTTAATAATTTTTAACAGCGCATCATGTGACAGCGGCTTTAATTTTTCTGCGTCCATTAATCCGCTCCGCTGCTGGTTATTGTTGCTGGCGTAGTCAGTGACAGCACCGCCATGAATCCGCCACTGATAACCAGCATGGTTGCCACAAATAAAATAATTTCGATAGTTGCTTTAATCATTAGTGCATTGCTCCCCGTAATTTATCGGCCACCGCGTCAAGCTGCGTGGTTCGTTTTAGCTCAAACTTGGCGCGTTCTTTGGCTCGCGCATCCACCAAATCCGCTTCTTCATCGATCTGCAAAACGGTTTTAATCAGCGCAATTTTTGCCAGCGCGTCTACTTTCCCCGTGACTTTGTGCGCCTTTTCGATTAGCCCTTGCATTGATGTCGTAGGCGCTTCGATCAGGTAGCGGCTATCGGCTTTAAGCGGCGGCAAGCGTTTGAGCAATACGGCGGCCTTAACCGCGTCAGCCCGTAACGAGTGGTCATGACCTTCCGTGACAAACCACCTTGGCTCATTAGCTGTTTTTATGATGCGTCCATAAGCATCTTTAAACGCCATTCGCGCCGCTACTTTGTCATTCTCATAAAGGCCGCTTACATGCCCTCTAGCCTCTGCAATTTCATTAGTCCATACAACGGTTAGGTTTTCGTCAAACGATGCTTCAGCAATGCTCCACGCTTCTTCAATGCCGATATGCTTAGCCCCTGTCCGGTCTTTGATTATCTCTACTATGTCAAAAACAGTGGGGGCGAACTTTGCCGCTTTACGATGAATCTTGATGCTAGCCAGGACCACATCAAACGAATAGTCCTCAAGGTCATAGAAAATTGATTCCATAGCTCGTGGAGTAAGAACTTTCCCAGCCGCCATGACATCATGAGCATCAGCCCAGGCCTGTGAAAAAGTGTTAAAATCAGAATCGATCATGTAAAATCTCCGCTGTAGAGTTGATAGCGTCCCGGTTAGACTGTAGCGTGTAGACGGGGCGCTGGTGTGGTTGCTTTGCATGGCCTTGGTTTCTGTTCGTTGCAGAGCCAGGGCTTTTTTGTGTTATTTCATCAGTCCATCGTTTTTGATTTAGATAAACAGTTGGGGCATTAATAAACTGCTTTTCTGCCCATCCAGCATGATTAGCCGACCTGTTAATCACGTCAGCAATAATTCCTTCGTACATTTCAGGGTCAATCTTGCGCCAAGAATTTAAAGCCGTTTCTCTGCCAATTTTCTTTGGGTAGGCAGAATAAAATTCATTAAAAGACTTTTGCATAAATTCGTCAGCAATTTTTTTTGTATGTTTTTTATCAATACTTATTTGCTCTTTCAGTTCTTGTTTATATTCAGTTCTTATTAGTGTCGTTTCCGCCGGATACGGCGATGCCGGATACGGCAAAGGCGTAAGCGGTGTTTTTACCGCTTCCGTGTTATCCGTAAGCGGTGCATTTACTGGTGATTCAGACACCAGGTAATTTACAGCGCCAAAACGACCGTTATTATTTTCCGCGACACGCTTAACATAGCCAGCCGTAACCAATTCACTAAGCAAATTGTAAATACCGTCGCGCTTGGTAGGCTTTGGGCTTTTAAGCGTCTGTTGCTGTAAGTGAGCCACGGAAACCTCCCAATTGTCAGGTTTGCCAAGCAGGAATATTAAAAGACCACGAGCCGCCCAGGTAAGGCTTTCATTTTCAGAAATAGCCTTATCCAGCACGTAAAAATTATCTTGAATTTTAGGGGAGCGAATAATCACTTAAGCCGCCGACTCTCTGTATTTCTTTTCTAAAAATACTTGCCCTTTACCCGTTACCATTGTGGTAAATGCTGGGTGTGTCTTGCCCTTGCTGTCTGTGTAAGGGATTTGCTCGTTGACCACAAAACAATCGTTATCAAGATAGCGCTGATAAGGTAGGTTGTTTTTCATCAAAATATCGTCATCGCGCATAAGCTTAAACAGGCGATTACGCCCAAGTCCGATTGTTTTGGCGAAGTCACCGACCGGACAAGCGCCTTGCATGTTTCGAACTGCCATTGCAAAATCGACTTGAGGCTGAACCTTTGCCCTATCTTCAATAGCATCCGCTAAAAGTCGCAATGACTCGGCGTATGATGGAAGTGCTTTGTTTCCTTTAGCCTCCAATTCGTGCCATCTATCAATTACGGCAAGGCGGTATTTTGTAGAGTAACCAGTGATTACTAGGTCACATTCTCTCCTTGGCAACAAAAAACATGGTTTATTGCGATTCATGCTGTCTTTATAGATAGTCTGGAAAACCACACTATCTATTTCGGCCTCTACCAATACTCGTTTAATATCGCCCAATACGATTGCGTGCGTTTTCCCGGTAAGTTCGGCAATTTCAACTGACGACATCGTTTGTGTAGCGGGTAAAATCTGTAATGCGTTTTTCATAAACTTTTTTCCTATCGTTAATCTTCGGTAAAAAAAATACCCACCGGCGCACGAAGGAAACGCTTTAGACTTGCAAATCTTGGTGGGTACAGGTTTAAATCGGTATAACCTTAAATTTCGTACAAACTCTTTTTCCCGGCCAAAATAGGTGATAGTCTCTGGCGTTGCCCAGCTCAACCAGCAAATCATTCAGTTGCGCCTTATTTGCGCCCTTATTGACATAATGCTCGTAAGCTTTACAGCGCGACATTCCGCCCTTTGGGTTTACGGTGTCCGGGATGTTGCCCAGGCAATCAATGCAATCAACTTTATTCATAATTATAGGCAATTGCGTTTTAAAATCGCTATTGGTGATTAGCATTATTAATGTAAATTTAATCTAATTTTAATGCAAGTTAGGTGTCACCACCTATTGCATGTATTGCAAATGGCAATTAATATTTACTCAGTCATAAAGCTCCGCCCTTAATTTATTGATGCTAAAAACATGCTTTTCCCTAAGCAGCTTTTGACTGGCCGGACTTGGCTTCCTAGCCCCGGACAACCACTGATTAATGATAGGCTGAGAAACACCGATATCTAAGCTCATCTCTTTATCAGACTTGTACTTACTACGTATTTTTTGGAGTATTTTCATGTACAACATAATATCAGACTCAGAATTAATAGCAATAAGCAATAGCATAAATCAAAGAGGTGCGAGGGCGCATGAACCACGCTATCCAGAGTTTGCCATACGTTTTAGGGCGCTATGTAATAAACTAAAGCCAGGCGCCACGCAAAAAGAGCTTGAGCAATGGCTAGGCTATAAGCAACCTACTATTAATGACTGGCTTAATGGGCGTAAGCTCCCTTGCATGGATACGTCAATTAATATATGCAAGGTCATGGACTGCCCTGTTGACTGGCTATTGACTGGACGCATGTACAACTAAATTACAATAAATATCAAAGGCATAAAATTGTTTTTGATATTTTGCGTAATTTAGTTGCTATTGCCTATTGCAATGTTTTTGTTTTAGAGTATATTACTTTACCAAGCCAGACGGAAACGTCTCGCCACGCTCTTTAACAACATAACGGACAGGTAACCGGAAAACCTGACATTACGCTGGTAGAGACAGCGGATATTGTTCAACGCATTCTTAGAGTGTTTTGAAGAATATTAATTTAACCAGGAAATAAAGATGAAAGTAATAAGAACCGTTGAAGAAAACAAAGAAGAAGGCTTCATGGCTTTAATCGGCCAGCGCATTACCTGTTTCTGTGCGATTTACATTTATACGGGTGATCTAGTCGGCGTCAATGATTCGTGCATCAAGTTAGAAAACCCCGCCATTGTTTATGAAACCGGCGCGTTTACAACGAAAGAATGGAAAGACGCTCAACCGCTTCCGGGCACTATTTACATACAAACAGGGATGATAGAAGCCTTCGGTATTGTGAAATGAAAGCGGCAAAAAAGATAAATATTAGGAGCGGGAGCTTGACCAGGAGCGGGAGCGGGAGCAGGAGCGGGAGCTGGAGCTGGAGCTGGAGCGGGAGCAGGAGTAGGAGCGGGAGCTGGAGCGGGAGCTGGAGCTGGAGCGGGAGCAGGAGCAGGAGCAGGAGCGTGAGCGGGAGCTGGAGCGGGAGCGGGAGCGGGAGCTGGAGCTGGAGCGAATAATATTAAACCCTCATGGACGAGGGATTTGTACAAAACATATTGAGCCAGTATTGTTTGTACAAAGAAGATGCGCTACTTTGTAAATCCTCTACCGCTTGTGATGAGCGGGTTTTT